AACAGCAACTTGCAGTAAATAAAGATGCTTTTATTAGATTACTGGAAGAGTCTATTGCTAAGTCTAGTGAGGAGTCTAAAGAAGGATAATGATAGTCCGTCAATGTGCCTATGATCACAATGTGGTTATTCATAAAAACACCAAACCAAATATGGTAAAGTCTATTGTAAGATCAGATGGAACAGTTACAACTGTTACCTACCCCAATAGCAAAGACTATTTCCTTTGGGTTGATGATGAAATAGTAAAAACAAGTGATTCTTTTGAAACTATTGAAAAAGCCTATGTTGCTGAATGTGCTAAAAGACATTCAGATGGTCATGGGCGTATTGACATTGTAAACCATAAAATTGTAAATAATAAGGTGGTAGATAGATGAATAAAATAATAAAGAAAAAAAAGAACGGAGATTTTGAAGTTGTTAGTACAAGTTATAATATCGCTATTAACTATTCTTATGTTGAGTAGTTGTAACAATGGTTGGTCAATAGGTGATTTTGAACCATCACCAAGAGATACAATGTATGATTTTGTAGAAATATTAGATCAAGATTCTACTTTACATTTCTATGCCGATAATGTAAGAATCGATTCAGATAACTGGTGTTTTACACATAATCAATGGGAATCAGTTAAGGAACATGAGTGAAGTTAAAACTGCTAGGAGTTATCGAAGTGGCATTGTGGATGATAATGCTGTCATTAGCCTCAATCTTAAATGGCTTGGACAAATTTGTGTACTTGCTACAATCATTGGTTGGAGTGGATATAAATTACTCGATAGGCTGGAAGAGCTTGAAGCAGAAATGGTTGAAGCAAATGCAAAAATTGGAAGTTTACTTGATAAACATATACATGAGGAGAAGATAAAAAGAGAAGAATTAGAAGAAAAAATTTCATTTTATGAAAAAGAATTTAATATTAATCCTTTAAGCTGGGGTAAGAGGAGAAAGAAATAGTGGACATGATGGCAATATATGGCGAAGCTGGAATGATAGGTATATGTGGAGCATTGCTTGTTTATTTAGTAATGAGCTTATCTAAAAAATCAGAAGCACAGCAAGAGTCTTTAAAAAATTTAGAAGTAGAAAACAAAGGTCAATCTGAAAGCATTAACAATATGGAAGGAATGATCATCAAACTAATTAATAGATGGAATGAATCAGATGCCGTACGAGATAGGCGATATGAACAGATGATGGAAGCTATTAGTGATTTAGAAAAACAGTTATCAAGAATGGATGGTATTATGAGCCGTATGAACGGAAATGGAAGGCACTAATGAATAATGAAGATTTAAGAACACACCTTACAAGGCATGACGAAAGACTTAGAAATATATATTCTACATTAAATAGGATAGAAAAACATTTAGAAAGACTTAATGGTAAAGTAGATAGGCACGAAACCGATATTGCTAAAGTACAAGTATGGGGTGGAGTAGCTTTAGTAAGCTTTCCAATAATCGTAAACATAATAATGAGGTTTGTATAATGTTAAAGAAAATGATAGCAGATGAATTACTAGGAGATTCAACAAAAGATGAGTTAATTGATGAAATTAATAGGAATGTTGATATACCAATTATATCTGAAAAAACAGAAAAAGCAATATTAGAAGCTCTATGGAAAGTAATTAAAAAAGTATTGCTTTCTAAGCTAGGTGTATAGTGCCTGCTAAAAGAGACTCTAGGTTAGCAAGGTTTGGATTAAAGGGGTACAATAAACCAAAGCGTACCCCTAATCATCCAAAAAAGTCTCATGTTGTGCTTGCACGATCTGGGGGTAAAACCAAATTAATACGATTTGGACAGCAGGGAGCAAAAACAGCAGGTAAACCAAAGAGGGGTGAATCTGCTAGAATGAAAGCAAAAAGAAAAAGTTTTAAAGCAAGACATCGTAAAAATATAGCTAGGGGTAAACTCTCAGGAGCTTATTGGGCAAATAAGGTAAAGTGGTAATGGCTAAAACTGCTACAAAAACAAAACCAGCATTATGGAAAAGAATTGTATCTTCTGTTAAGTCTGGGAGTAAAGGTGGTAGAAGAGGTCAATGGTCTGCTCGTAAAGCTCAAATTGCGACAGCTAGGTATAAAAAAGCTGGTGGAGGATATAAAGGTAGGAAGTCTACAAAAAACTCTTTATCTAAATGGACTAAACAAAAATGGGGATATGTTACTAAAGGCGATGCTAAAAAACCTAGAAGAAAAAGAGGTAGATACTTACCAGAGAAAGTAAGAAAGAAACTTACGCCAAGTCAAAAAGCATACACGAATCGTAAGAAAAGACAGGCTACTGCTAAAGGTAAGCAGAGAGCAAAGTACACAAAGAAAACAGCAAGAAAAGTAAGGAGAGCATAATGCCAAAGGGAAAAGGATATGGTTTTGGCAAAGCAAAGCCAAAGAAGAAAAGAAAGTTAATGAAAGGCAAGAAGAAGAAGTAATGTATCGTTTTGGGAAAAGAAGTCGTGCAAGATTGAAAGGCGTAGATTCTAGGCTAGTCAATGTACTTAATGAATTAATTAAAATTATGGATGTTGCGATTATCGAAGGAGTTAGGTCAGAGGAAACTCAATATAAGTATTTTTTAGATGGCAAGAGTAAGCTAGATGGGAAAAACAAGAAGAGTAAGCATCAGTTAGGGAAGGCAGTAGACCTAGCTCCTTACCCAATCAATTGGAAAGACAACACTAGATTTTATTATATGGGTGGCATGATTAGAGGTATTGCCAAACAATTAAATCTTAAAGTTCGTTGGGGTGGAGATTGGGATAGTGATGGTGAAACTAAAGACCAGACATTTATGGACTTAGTTCACATAGAAATATTAGATTAGGCGATAATTACTATTGCATAAAAAAGGTTTAAGTTATAAATTAGGAGAGTTATGGCATATTGCACAAACAGAGATTTAAAAGATGTATTCCCCTCAATAGATGAGTTTGATACTAAAACTCCTTTATATGGCTGGGTAGAACTATTCTCACATGGAGGATATAAACTTTACGAAGCATTTAATGTTGGATTAGTAAGCAATTTATATCAAAATGGTGAAGATTTAACTCCATACAATAAAGTAGAAAATTACTCAGACTCTACTGCTAATACAGATGAGGCTGTTGATATTATTGAAACAGCTATTGATGTAACTGATGGTTCTGTATTTGGATATGGAGACATTATCAAAATAGATAATGAAAGTATGTTAATAACTAATATATCTTCAAATACCTTAACAGTAAAAAGAGGATTTTTAGGCACAACTACAGCTACTCACAATACTGGAGTTGATATTTATATTGGTGTAGAATGGTCAGAGCCAAAACAATGGTTGTATAGTGCTGGTAATGATTCTGTATTGCTTTATGAGGATAATGCAGTAAATCCTAACGATAATTTAATAGAATCTGGAGATGATTGGGAAACATTAAGGAGTCGTTACATTGATAATGCAGGAAAGTATTTAGATTCAAGATTAGATGGCAAATTGCCTAGAGAACAATTTAAAGACCAAGATGGTAACTACGACTACATTATAGTCAGAACTACAGCTTTATTAGCGTGTAGCTTTTTAATTCGTGCATCTCAACCCACATCTGAAATAGCAGATGCTTTATTTGAAGAGTCAGAAAAGAACATACTATCGTTGAATGAAGGAAGTACGAAACTATCTTGGCAAGTAACTGGTGATTCATCTCAAGGAGTAATTAGAGAAATCTCTGTAAGTGGTAATCTTCGTATTGTAGATACAAGAGGTCAATACCACGATATTTATGATCGTATTGGAGTAAAGATTACAACAGCAGGAGCTTTAGGAACTGCTAAATACTCTGTATGGTTAAAAGATGGAGATAATTTAGGTGCTGAAAGAATGAATAACAGCGAAGATGCAGACTATGTAGATGTTATCAATGGGCAGTATCAAACATTAGCTAGTGGAGTTGATATTCGCTTTGCAGGAGATACAGCAGATACAGCAACTTTAAATGATAAATGGGAAATAGAGTTTTTTGGAAAAAATGAATCTGTACTAGATGCAGGGATGCCTTTCTCTATAAGGATGTCTCGTAGATAATGCCTATAACATTTGTTAATATTTGGGAAACAAAGATACTGGATACAATTCGTTCTTTTTTAAATGCAGAGTTTGCAGGAAGTATTCCAGTATATACAGGAGATTTTAAAGACATGGGTAGCCAATCAATTAGGCTTAACCCAGTAGGATCAGATTTAATTGAATACAATGCTACAGCAGAAACAAGAGAATATATTCTGGATGTTTCGTATACTTTTAAAGAAAAAACAGTAAAAAAGGATACTTGGGAACATATACTTCGTCAAGTATCACACATAGAAGCTCTCTTCTTTAACAATCAAAATAACATCTTTTTTAATGGAAGATTCGATACGGCTAGAATTAATGAAAAACAAGAAGCCGAATCTGCTATAGAAGGACTTAATGTTATTAGATGGGAATGGAGAGGGATGTATTTAGGTAACATATCTTAAAGTAATAAGGGGATAGGTATGAAAGTAAAGCTGAAAAATAAAAAAAATCTTTTATCATCTAAAAATTCACATTGTGAGTTATCTTATGATAATTGGTTTAATTTAAATAATGGGAAAACAGTTGAGTTAAATGCTATTCCTAAACTCATTAAAGAACAATTAACTGAAGTTAAAAAGGAGAGTAAATAATGGCAATAGATGCAACAACTTTTTCACCAAAAGAGTTTAGAGTATGGATTAAACAAGAATCTGTTAATAGTGGCACATCTGCATTAGCAACTACTGGAATGTATCAATTAGATGTAGACTCTGTAGGTTTTCCATCACTCAATGTTAATCAAGTATTGGATGTAAGAACTGGTGCTGGAAGAACATTAAAAAGTCAAGATTTTTTTCAAGATAATACAATGAGAGTAGTAGAACTTTCTATAAGTGGTACTTTGCATAATGATGCTGGTCATAACTTATTATTGCAAAATATTACCAATAATACTAGTGATCCAATAATATTAGCAAGTGGATATACTCCTCCAGACATTGCATACAATCCATCAGTTCCTGATACTAGTGGAAAAACATTTACCATAGTTATTTCTCCACCAGATCATACTGATGGAAATACTATAGAAATGTTTGGATGTGTCTGTACGAGTTTTAATTTTTCAGCCGATACAGGAACTGAAGGTGGAAGATATAAATTTAATGCTACTGTTAAAACAGGATTAAAACCAGACTTAGCTGAGGCTACTGATCTTGCTGGGGATAATGCATATGCTAATACTACAGATATGTTTTTAAGTGGTGCTAGTGTTAAGCAAATAAAGGGTGAAGATGTTGTAATGGATTCATTTGGAGTTACTATTGAAAACGATGCTGTATTTTCAGGATTTTCTACTTCTGGATATGAGGTCGTTAATAGAGTATCTGAGGCTATGGTAACTGCTGAGGCTGTAGTAAAATATGATGCTAATACTAAAGCCTTTGCTCATGACTTTAATACTCAATCAGCTCCATTTGCTAGTGCTTTTACATTAACTAATACTGCAAAGTATGGTGTATTAATTACAAATGGAGTATTTACAGATGTTTCATATAATGAAGGTGATTATATGCAAGTAAATGTAGCATTAAAATCTGTTGATAATGGATCAGATTCTCTGATTGCTGTGGATATTGCATAATGAAACTTAAATCTGGAATAGAAGTAGAACTTAAAGAGATGTCAGTAGATGATATTGATTTCTGTAATGATTTACCTCAAATGAGATACGAAGGTAATGAAATTGTGGCTATTACTAACTTAGCAAAAGCAAGAACAGCTTGGATTCGCAAAGGTGTAGAAGGTGCTGATGATAAATTCATTAAAGGACTTAGCGATGATGATAAGAATGAATTATCTTTGGCAGTTCAAGAGTTTCAACGCTTGGGGGAGTAGAATCCCTTACATTAGAAAGTAACTTCCTAATTGAGAAACAATGTGAGGGATGTATGTATCATACATACCCCTATAAAGCTCAAATTCCTGTCTTAATCGAGGGAAAATATGAAACACGAACCTTTACATCAAAAGATGATGTTTGGGAGGTTATTGACTTAATAATAGCAGAAACAAAAGAAGAGAATGAAAAGGGTAATAGTTTCAATATCGCAAGTTCGGTAATGGCACAGTTACCCTTTTTTGCTTGTAGTAATGTAATTATGGATCAAAAAGCACAAAAAGATATATCAAGATTTATGTATGTAAGGAACTTTAATGTGCCTGCATATAAAGGCTCTTATGGAGAACAGCCTAAGAAATGGGTTGAAAAGAGCTTTTTACTAAATAATTTAATAGAGAGACAAAAAGCAAAGGCAATGAAAAATGGCTAAAGATATAATTGAAATAGAATTTAAACCAAAAGGTGATGGAACTTTAGTAAAAGCTATAGAAAAACTTGATGAGGCTACTAAATCTTTAGTGAAATCTCAATCTAAATTAGTTGCAGAAGGTAAAAAAGTTAAACAAACTAATGAAAAGTTAAATAAAACAAAAAAGAAACTTACACAAAGAACTCGTATATTAGGTGGAACATTTGCAGTATTAAGATCAAAGTTACTTTTATTCAACTTTGCAATGGGTTTAGGTATTAGACAATTAGGAAGATTTGGATCAGCTAGTGCTAAGGTAGACTCAATGTCTAGGGCATTTAAAACATTGTCTGGTGGTACTGACAGTGCATCTATGGCATTAGGTAAATTAAAAAAAGCAACAAATTCTACGATGTCTGAATTTGATTTATTTCAGCAAGCTAATAATGCTATGATTTTAGGAGTAACTAAAAACTCTGATGAAATGGCTGAAATGTTTGATATTGCTCAAAGACTAGGTAGGGCATTGGGTAGAGATACTGCAAGTTCTGTTGAATCTTTAATTACTGGTATAGGTAGACAATCAAGACTTATGTTAGATAATATTGGTATCATTGTTAAAGCAGATGAGGCTTATGAAAGTTACGCTAAGGAAATAGGTACAACAGCAGATAAATTAACTGATGCCCAGAAAAAACAAGCATTTCTTGAAGCTACTATGGAATCAGCTAGAGCAAAAGTTACAACATTAGGTGATGAGGTGCTAACTGTACAAGATTCATATGATCAACTATCTACTGCTAGTTCTAACTTAGCAAGTGCTACTGGATCATTTTTACAACCAGCTATTGGATTTTTAGCAATATCTTTTACATCAATAGCAAAAAGTGCAACTAATTATTTAAACACATTAACTAATTCAAGAAAAACTATATCTGAAGTTACAAATTTAGAGGAAAAAGAAGAAGCAATATTAGCAAAAATAGCAGTAAATAAAAATACAATAAGAGGTTTAGATGGATTTTTTGCATCTAGTATTAGCAAAAGAAATACATTGCAAGCTGAAAATTTAGAATTAGAAACTAATCTTTTAGAAGTTAGAGGAGAAATAGTTGAACAAAGACTAAAAGGGTTTAAGGTAGAAAAAGAAAAACTTAAATTAGATAAAGAAGCTAAAGATGAATTAGCAGAAAAAAATAAAAAAGAAAAAGAAGCAATTGAATTAGCAAAACAAAAAATAGAACAGGCAAAAGCAGAAGCTGAAACTCATAAATTAAATTTTGAAGCTATAAGAGAAATCGAAAATGCCAAAAGAACACTTTATGAAGATAATTTAAATTTTCAATTAATGTCAATTGATCTTCAAGCTGATAAATTTAGAGAGATGAAGTTAAATGAAGCAGACATAGTTAAGTTTGTAGAAGAAAGCAAAAGAGATGCCGTAATATCTAATCTTGAAGAAACAAGTGCATTATACAGAGGTGCATCAGCAACTTACGATCAGTTTATCCAAAGCCTTGTCGATTTAGAAATGACAGGAAAAGATCGTAGAGAAAAAATATGGTCAGCTACAAGATCATCATTTATAGTATTTTTAGGAGAATTAGTAAAAGATAAAATTAAACAATTAATAGCAGAAAAATTAATAGCTACTTCAGCACAAGCTAGTTCAATAGCAAGTGCTAAAGCTACTGGGTTAGCAATTGCTCAAGCCTATGCTGTTCCAGCTTCTTTAGCATCAACTGCCTCATTTGGTGGTGCTTCTGTTGCTGGTCAAGCTGGAATAACAGCAAGTATTTTAGCTACAAAAGCATTAGCTACATTTGAAGATGGTGGATTAGTAGGTGGTCGTAGACATTCACAAGGTGGTACAATTATTGAAGCAGAAAGAGGTGAGTTTGTAATGTCAAGAAGTGCTGTACAATCTATAGGTGTAGAAACATTAAATCAAATGAATCAAAGTGGTGGTGGTGGAATTACACTTAATATATCTGCCCCATTAGTAGATGAAACAATAGTAGATACAATTATTCCAGCAATACAAAAAGCACAAAGGATGAATTTAGCATAATGGCTTATGGAACAGAAATAGAATCAGCAAGTATTAATGAAAATTGGTTATTTGAAATAGCAGGAACAAGTAGTCTTACTTTAAGATTTTCTTTTGCAGATTGTGTAGTATCTGGAAACTTTTATCATGGAGTTATTCTAAATAATCCTTCTATAAGAGAATCAATTAATTTAAAAAATTCTACTGCTAAAACATCTAATATTTCAATAGATATTCCAGACTTCCAATATAATGACACTTTAATAAGTGAAGTTCTTTATGGTGGTTCTTCTTATTTTATTAATAGAGTTGTAACTGTAAAATCTATGATTAATAATGCCACTCCTAATATAATAGGATATTTTAGATTAACAAATATTTCTAGGACTACTGAAACAATTTCATTGGAAATGGCAACACATAGACCTTGGGATTTTGTGGATCATCCACCTAGTAAAACAGCAAGAAATAATTATGTTCCAGTAGCTTATGGAAACTTTGTTAAAAATCCGAATACATCGTATTCTTCTCCTCAGTTTGAAACAGACTTAGATGGCTCATTATACTATCCATGTCCTTATGAACAAAGTAGAGCAGGCAGGCAAGAATTTAATGTTGCTATTATAGATAGGGATGTAGATGCAGAGTTAGCTTTTTACGATAAAGGATTAGATATTTTTATTCCTTTTACTACTCCTATATCTAATACATTTGCCAGATTATCTGAAAACTTTGTTTCTACTTGTGAAAAGTATTTTAGGCGTGGATTTGCATATAGAGCAGATGGGCATACTGATAATCATAATGTTTGGGCAGATGAAACAAATGCTTATGATACCAATACAGCTACATTTTCCAGATACGATGTAACGGCTGATTTAACTAATGATAATGGTGGGGTTTACAATATATCTAAAGATAATACAGATATAGATTTTACATTTCCAAAACCAGATGGCAAGTTAAATAATGCAGTTATAAAAATAGAAATAAAACTATACACATTACATGGATCAAATTTTGCTCAAGGAAGTGATGATTTTAATTTAAGAATTTATGTAGATTGGGATGGTGGAACTAATTTTGGTACTGAGTTATTTCATAGAGCAGATAATACAAATAATGGAGTTGAAGAGTCTATTACATTGTCAAAAACATATACAATTGATGATGATGCTAGTTTTCCAGATACAATTAAAATGGCAATACAATGGAATGCTCAAGATGTATCAGGTTTTGGTAGTCCAAGCTCTCAATGGGATCAACAAGTAAGAGTAGATATAAAAGATGTTAATGTTACTGCTGAAGTAATAACTGAAGAAGCAGATATAGAATTTGCTTATGTGGGTGCAGATGGATTGCCAGCTACTGGATGGAATAGTGGTAATGCTATTACAGAAATACACGAAGCACATAGAGATATATTGTATAGATTTGCAGATATGACTGTTGCCTCTGGAAGTATTGATGGATGGAGCAGTTTAAATAGTACAAAGGATTGGTTAATACGATATTGGAATTATGATTTAATATCATTAAAAGATGTGCTTGAGAAATTACAATATGAAGGTGGTTTTATTTTTAGATTTAAACAAGGAAATACATCAACTCCCCAATATATTCACATTAAAGATAGTTATAGCAGTTCTGATATAGATTATACTTTAACTAAACATGATATAAACTCTACAACATTTAACCTTACTCCATTAGCTGATTTAGTAACAAGGATGAATATAAACTATAGAAAACATCCTACAGGAAAAAGATATGGCTTGAAAAAAACAGCATCTTCTACAACAGCAAGAACTAATTATAACATTAACTCAAAAGAAAATGTATTAGATATAAATTTAGATGCCTATATTAATCCAGTTATAACAGAATATGATAGCAGTACGCTTGTTGAAAATGCTAATCCTAATGATAATTTTTTTGCCTATTATTACAATATTATAGGAGTACCAAAAATAGAAATTAGTGGGAATATAGTAAATACTAAATTTTATAATATTGATGTAGGTGATTTGGTTAATTTTTCTAATATGTATCCTAAAAAAGTTTTCAATGAGGCTTATACAAATAAAGTATTTATGATTACCTCTATTAACAGAAAAGTAGGAACTTTAAAATTTAAAGCAAGAGAAATAGGCGTAATAAGTTAAAACTTAAAAAATTAAGGAAAATAAAATGAGTTATAATAGATTTGCAACACCAAGAGCTTATATGGATTTAATAAGCTATACATTAGCAACTGGATGGAAAGACTTAGATGATATTATTACTATACAAAATGATAATTCTACAGCAGTAACTTTTGATGCAGGAAGTGAGGGAAGTATGTTTGACCTTAAACCAGCTAATTATGCTCAAATTGCTAACACTAATCAATCATTTCATATAACATTTAATATGGGTTTAAATGGAGCTTTAGCAGAATCTAATTATTTAGCTATACTAAATCATAATTTTCATGATGCTGATGTATTTTTTAAAGTGCAAGTTTCCAGTTCTTCTGATTTTTCGTCTAATGTAACAACAGTTTCTACAAGTGGCAATCATACTAAAGTTGTAAACTGCGGATCAAATGCTGGTGGTGGTAATGCAGATTTTTTAGATGTATCAAGTAATGGATGGACTCTTTTAACTTGGGGTACTGTAGAATCTAATAATAGGTATGTAAGGATAACATTTAAAGATTCTGGTGGTGCTAGTGTTAATTTTAATGAAGATGTAATTATAGGAAGTATAATGATGGGGGAATATCTAGACTTCCCTCAAAGTCCAGAACTAGAGATAAAAACAACTATTGATTATGGTGGAAATATAATAAAACAATCTTTAGGTGGAAATACTTATTCATCGTCTACTCATTTAGGACAGCCAACATGGAGTCATGTAACTCCTTGGAATAATAGCACACTAGCAAATCAAGAAACATATAGCTTTGCACAAAGACATGGAAGGATTAATCACTCATTAAACTTTAAGTATTTAGACGAATCAGAAGTTTTTAGTTCAAATGCTGGTTCTGTAATAGGAGATTTTTCAGGTTGGTTTGACTCAGATAGTTTACACAATGCTTTTTATAATAGAATACTAGGGCAAAGACTACCTTTTCTTTTTTGTACTGATGGTGCATCTGCTATTATTTCAGATTACGGATTATTTAGATTAGGCAGTAGTGACTTCACAGCAACTCAGGTAGCAAATAGAGTTTACGATGTTAGTATGAGTTTAACTGAAACTTGGTAAAGACTTTGGATCAGGTATAACAATGCCTAAATCAATAGCAGACCATCTTATAATTTGCTCTATTAACTTAGAAAATTCTTTTGTACTGAGTGTTTTTGTACTCTCTACATTAAAGTGATTTTTAAGTGTTGAGTGCATTTCTTGTTCAGTATAACCTAGATCATCGGCAAGTATATTAACGATCTTCCAGTAATAATTGTTTTGTTGAGAGGATCGAACCCCTGCTTCTTTCAGCTCTATATAGTAGTTGCCACTTAATTTATCAATGGCATTATCAAACTCTTGTCTATCTACAAGAGTCATTTTACCCTCTTTAATTATACAAGGGAATCGCAGTTTGGACATATTTTAGCATCCCATAATTTAATATCTCTGGAACTCCACACTTTACCCTCATACCAGTTCCATTTCTTTTTACATTCAGGGCACCACCATAAATCCTCATCTGCCCTGATGCTCTCAGTTCTGTGATTCTCTCTATAATCTTTGTCTATTAAATCGTTACCAAGAGCATCAATAACCCATTGAATAGAGTCATACTTTCTCGTTTCGCCTTTCTTCAATTATACCACCTAATAATAATAAATAATTTCTTGCATCGTGGATTCTGCCCATAATATCTTCGTCACTCGATTCTCTGCCATGTAATACATAATTGCGAATAGAGTCCATATGCTTTAATAAATACACAAGAGCTACAACTTCAGCTTTAAGGTCTATTCTTTCCCCAATACTTTTAAAGTTTTTAAACTTATCATTATTGGATACAGTATACTCTTTACCTTTTTCAAGCATTATTTTATTTTCTTGAAACTGCATATCTCCTGCCCATTTAATAAAGTCTTTAACTGTCATATCTATATTCCATTACTTTGCTTACGGCTTCATTTAGCACAAAAAACAGTAAGGCTATTGATATAACCCAAAAGAAAACACCAAGTCCTAATATAAGAACATTGGCAATCCATTCTGCAATATCAAACATAATCATTACTCAGCATCCCAATCAAGTTTTGCTTCTATTTTATTTAACCTAATAGTCATTAAAGTCCATAACAATACCCAAAAAAATGTATTCAATAACACATCAAATGCCTGAGTTTGTAATGCTTCCCATATATAGTAACTTGTCATATTTACTCCTATTTAATTAAATTTCAAAGGAAGGGAGAGGACAATGAATAAACCTCTCCCTTTTACTACGCTAACCACTAAATTAAATGCCTTGCTAAACTCCTTAGTGCCAACCGAGATAGTTTCATTCATCATTCTTTTAAAGGTCATTGACCTTTTAGTATTAATCTTTCCTACGCTTAATGCGATAGTTGGACAAGAATGATACTTAATACAAGGCATTATATCTTTTGTTCCATCTCATTCAAGCAAGGTTCACACATGGAAACCTGATCTGATTCACAGCTTGAACAAGTATAATTTCTTGAGGTTTCTATTTCTGTAGATATTTCTACTACTAAATCATTTACCTCTCTACTAACGGCATACAATTGCTTTTTAAGTCCAGACCTAGATAAATCATCTAACTCCATTTCTGTATGTTGCCAAATGTTTGATATTTTATTTCTTAAATCTTTTAATCTGTTAATATTTGTTTTCATTGTTATTGTTTCCTTTATCTATACAGATATTACTATAAATATTTAATAAAGTCAAATCTTTTTTTTATTTATTTTTTCCAGTAAACCATCTACATCAAAATCAGAAAATTTAGTCATACAGTTCTTTCGTTCTTTTAAATCCTCATACCATTGGATGCCACGCTTTTCAATTGCCCATTCTACAAATTCAGCAGGGGTTTTATGAGCAGAGAAAGAGGAAGAGAATACATGGCATCCAACACAGAGACAAAAACCGTTATCTACATCCCAACGAACTGCTCTAATAGATCGTGAGTAAAAGTGATGTGCATTTAATCTTTTAGTCTTATGGCAGACCTCACACATTCCATATTCACGAACTTTCTTAGACCAAGCATTGTCGAGTTTTTTAGATAAGGTTTTTTTCATTTAGAAGGGAAAATCATCCTTAGTATTACTATCAACCACAATCTCTTCAGCATTAACTTTTTGACTACTTGTTTTCTCTAGGATATTTAGTAGATGATTCATGTTTGCATCTACAATAACCAATTGAGCATCTGTAATAATTCCATCTACTTTACCTAACATCTCGATAGCTAACTTTAAACATACTTGTTTATGAATATCGTGTGTTCTATTATCTATATGCTCATTAGCACTATTTTGAGGAGCAGGAGCAGACGGCTTAATTGTTTTAAGTGAAGTTACTTTCCATGCAAACTTGTTAGGAGAGTATTCTTCTTTTGTCACACTTAACTTAGAACCCTTACCGAATCCTGATAATTTCTTATGCAAATTTGAAGTAGCAAAGAAACTAACCTCTTGCTGATCTTTTTTAACTCCATACAAAAACCATTCTCCATAATTATTTGTACCAGTTTTTGGTTGATCGTATAGAAGTTCTATTACATTCTCCGTATCAGGAGAAAGTTTGATTGTATTACTTTCCATTTATTTCCTCTGTTGTTTGTTTAATAAATTCTTGTGCTATAGCCGTAATGTCCACTTCAATATTATCTACATCTTTGGATGCAGATTCTATATAAGGCGATCTATTTTTAAACCTATCCATATAATATAAAAGATCATCAAGTAAATCATTTAAGCTATATCTATGAATAGTATATTCACCTTCAGTGTATTCATCATACCCATCCCAAGCTATCGTGCCGTAATAAATTTCTTTAGTCATCTTGTCTAATCACCTTACATTGATTACGTTCCAGTAAGCGAATCAACTGCTCTTGTATTTTAAGTATGTCTGCCTGAGTCATTGATTCTGGAAACTCTACTTTAAATCTTCCTTGTGTAAACATTTTTTCTCCCATTTCTTATCCTTAAATTAACTATAATTATTATAAATGTCAAGTATCAACCTTTGATTACTTGCCCCCATAGTGATGTTCTACCATTGACAATCTGAACTAGATGTACAGTAAAATATCCAGTATGGTAGAAATCAACAATAGCAAAGGCGTGTTGCCAGTTGTGTTGCCTATTTCCTAACCATTCATTTTTATCAGGAGTCATATCTTTTAAACATCCTATAGACCAAGCTGATTTAACACCATCTATATGAGTGACGCTAGATTGTTGTATGTCGTGATGATGTCCATACATAACATTCCCACCGAGACGTATGAGATGATTACGAGTATGATGAACACCAGCGAAATGATGTCCATGATAAAAGTTGAGTTTTCCGATTTTGAGCATTTTTCCAAGTCTGTGATATTTATAACCTCTCTCCTTTAATTTAAGTGCATTAGGTACAAGAAAATCCTTAGCTAGGTAGGGGTTTTCTTCTACAAATCTATTAAGCCAATCCTCATGGTTACCCTCAACAAAATGTCGTTCCTGAACATTTGCCTTATCTAAGGATTCATCAATTATGTCCATCCCTTTATTTACTTCTTCAATCTCCTTGCATACAAAAGGAAGTTGATATTCCAGAGGTGGTCTTTTCTTTTTCTTCCATTGCCAATGTGATACTGATTCCCATTCTCCAGTATCACCTAGATCAATATAACCATCAGGTTTTATAATCTCTATTGCCTGACATACTACACTTACCGCTTTCATATCTGCCATAGGAAAGTGTTTATCAGGTGTTACAACGTATCTTTTAACTTTCATATTAACTCCGAGTTTAACCATTTATCTAAAGCAGTTTCCCATTCTTTGAATGTCGCTTTTCCTTCTCTATGTTTAATCCAAACTTCATCAAACTCATCTTGATTCCTTTGAACCATTTTTCGGATTCCATAGTCCATATTTTTTCCTGCACTTTCAGGCATTGCATATATCTTATCCAAATAGATTTTCTTTAACTTCTTCGAAGTATTCTCCATATCTTCCACTCCTTATGTCATAGCTTAATTTAGCTTTGTTTGGTTTACCATTTTTATATTGAAAACGAATCTTATGTACATGAACTCCAACATAATCGTGATCATCACTTTTATGTCTATGAATTGTAATTGCATTATCGCATTTATTATACCAATTAGCACTTCCTGATATATCGTATGGATTTGGCACTAAAGGTTTTCTATTGAGATCATTCTCCATCTTTTTAGGATGTGCTACTACCCATATATGCAATTCATTTACCTTTGCAAAAGCATTTAACTGAGCCAATACCCTAGATACATAATTGGTTTCATTTTCTCCATCCCTGAATTTATGTTCTAGTGTATTCCAAGGATCAATAACCAATCCATTTAAGCCGTATCTATAAGTAAGTATCTTTGCTTGTTCCAGTATAGTTTCTATACTAACAGAATCTTCTTGAGTACCAATGAATTTTATATGTTCATTCATAACTCTCATACTGGCTCTTGCAGTTTGACTATCCATTTTGTCATCACCCCAAAAAGGTTTACCATTAAATTTACTAACCAATTTTAGCAAATGGTGTTTTACTGGAAAATTCTCAGCAGAGAATATACCAAACTTCCATGAATGATGTTGTATCATATTAATCATTAAAGCATCCATCCATTCAGACTTACCCATATTAGGAACACCAGTAACCACAGTAACTTCAGATGGACTAACTCTATATGTGCCATCTAAAGCCACCCAACCAGTAGATAAGCCAAGATGCTCAGGTTTCTCCAGTAAATCAATAGCATCATCTTCAATATCATTGATAGTAACCACGCCCTCAATAGGATAGGGATGTGTATTACTAACTATATCTAATATACACTCCTCGCCATGCTTAACCAAGACCTCATTCATATCCTTACAATCTTCAGGGTAAGTTACACGATAACATTTTTCACGACCTATACGCCTTGATAATTCATCTCTTAAATGATTTCCTGCACCATCATTATCAGTACATAATATAACAGTTTTAGCATTCATTAAATGTTCTTCTGCTGATAATAAATAACTAAACTTACGATCACTTGGTTTTGAGTTTGGTGCTGTTGCTCCATCAGGAACACTAACAACATTCGTAAACCCTGCCTGAACCAAAGATAAGGTATCCATCTCGCCTTCAGTTATAATAATGGTTTCCATACCTTTCATATGATCAAATCTATAAAAACATTTCTCTGCATTTTTAGATTGCATAAACTTTTTATCTGCCGTTCTTGATTTGATATTAACCACCTCACCATCTTTATAAAAAGGAAATTGAATCCACCTATTATTATAACCTATCTTTTCAGCATCTACTACATCCTGAGATATACCACGATCCTCAAACCATTTATAAACTTTCTCAGGTATGTCTGTTGTGGGTGGTTTAGGTTTTATGACTTCTTTAGGTTTATCCATTTTAGTTACTTTATTCAATGAACCCTTCCACCCACAATGATGACAATGCCATACACCCTCGTCTATATTTACTGATAAACAAGGATCAGAGCCTTTTCTTCTGGTATGTGAACACTTTGGGCATTGAGTTTTTTCTTGCCCACTTGTATTTCTTACTGATATTCCATTCTCACCAAATGACATGGGTTTCTAACTCCCTTTTATTTAAAATCTCACATAACTCTGATAAATCATTAAACTCTACTTTTTCAATAATATCATTATCGGTATTCAATCCATTCATTTCCCATTCCTCTATTTTTTGACGAAGTGATTTAACTGAAGTGCTGTATTCAATCGTTTCTCCATCTGTGTTATCAGCATAATATGTTAATTTATAAATAATCATTACTTACCCCCTTTATCAATGTAACTTGCATACATATTTGTAAACTTTGCTTGACCATTGGGTGCCTTATCCCTTAGGACTCTCAAAGAATAGCATTTAGATGCCCAAAATGTATCCCTAACGAGCCAATCTATTACCCCCCTAACCTTACCCTCACCCCACTTATCAATCGTTAGTAAATCGAATATTACATTGATACTACCATTAGTTAAATTAGTATCTTTATGCCAATCCGATTTTATAATTTCAGGGTAGTTTTTATTCTGAGTAGTATAAAAATTATTAACTATTCTTTTTATAAAAACCAATTGATCTTTATTAATCTTTTTATTTAATGCTACTTTATTTTTTGGGATACTATAAATATATTGTATATTATTATTACTATGTAATAATGTATCGGAGATTTCAGCACCCTCAACATCAGTTTTAGGCACTACATCAATATCAGAGCCATTACCCCCTACTGAATTTTCAGCATAGGGTATATGGATATTATGATCTACCCCTACTGAGATTTCGGGTAGGGTAAGCATAATATATCTATTTATAAACTTGTTAGAATCTTCTTCATTTTCAATAACAACTTTTATAAGATTAAATCTTCTTAACTTAGTTATACAAGAACTAATTGTTGATGCTGAAGAGCCTAAAACCCTAGCAAAAAACGAGTTCTTTTTCTTGCAATAACCTTGTTCTTCTATGTTAGCAGTTATCTCTGCATATACTAATTTAGTAATGGCATTTAAATCAGGATGATGCCTAATATAAGCAGGAATATAACCTATATGTCCAAATTTCATTGTTTCTCCTTTATAAAAGTGGAGGGGAGAAAAGGAAACAACCCCCCTATGAATCCACTTATTAATATTTTATCCTTTTTAGGCATAAGAAGATAACACAATTATATCTTATCTGCAATAGGTTTTACACATCTATTGTAATAATTGCATTCTTTCCCATCTGCCACTAAACAAGGTTTACCTTCTAGTTCAGAATCAACCTTTTGTTGAAGTTTGCCACCAATTATAACACCGATACATTTATAACCAACATCATAATTAGCACAATGCTTACGAACTTTGCCTTTATCTGAATTATCAACTTTGTTTAGTTTCAGCATGGAATTTAGCCTTTATTTTCTCTTTAACTAATTTATTAGTTTTCTCATCTAATCCTACTACTTCAATATGAGTATCAAACCAATCTTTCTTTTTATTTTTCTTCATTGGATATGGCATTATAAACCCCTTAAATCGTCTGCATCTGTTTTAAGTCTCCAAAGATGTTCGGGTTTCCCATATATACCCCTAGTAGTATCATTAGTTTTTATAAGTTTATTATCTAGTGTAAGATTCGTTACTGCTCTTCTAATAGATGTTATGGGGCAATTAAGACCTAATTTATAAAGAATCATTGAGGGACTCAATGGCTTTTTATAATCTAAGAAGCAATTATAAACCAATGACTCTTGGCTTTCTGCTCTCTTTTTATATGCTATTAATTCATATCCTTTTATTTTAGTTGTATTATAATAACTCATTTTAGTCTCCTATTTGTTCGTAGCATACTATGTTTCCATACATACTTTTTTTGTAGTTACTGCCATCACATTTTAGGCAATCTTCTTTTTCTTTTCCATAACTTGGAAAATCTTCATAAAATATAACAACACGATTCTTAGCAACATAATTTCTAAGTATAGTTTGTTCATAACAAGTATTACACTTAGTACAATACTTAATGTTTTCATCTGCTAATTTAGAATCGTAGTTTACTTTTTTACGCTCTGCTACTGCCTCAACTTGATGATAATAAAAATAATCACTATCATTTATAAAGGCATCATAATCATAATCCATTGATAATTTAGTTCTGCTCATTTTCTCTCCTTTTTTTTTTAATCTTGTTTAACTCTTCTGTTATATAATTAATTCTATTTATGAGTCTTGTTAAAGTATCAAGAACATCATGCTCTAAGTCAACAAGTTCTTCAATTATGTGTTTCATTTATTTACCTCTTTCTATATAAGCACGAAGATGATTGAGTCTTACTGCTTTGTCTCTATAAAAATCTAGCTTATAATTAGTGATGTTCAGTTCTGTTTTAAGTTTTGCTACCCATAACATAGGTAGGCAAAATATAAGACCTAATATAATTGTAAGTATAAAACTCATTTGCTCTCCTTTATTGTAAATACCCAATTACCACCATTTTCTACAAACATACTTGGGTTATCTTTTACTGTTTCTTTTACGCTATCAATATGATAGTAATATTCATAACCTACAATATCACTTTCATATTTTCCAAGATTTATGTTAAATAGTATAAACTCCATTAATTCTCCTTTTGTTTTTTAAATCTATTATTTAAACATGGATCGCATAACCAATCATCCTCAGTAAATAAATTATTCATCCATTTATCATCATAATCATGTACTTTATTTAAACTGCCATATAATTCATCCATATCTTTTATTTCAAAGCAATCTGTACATTTTGCCTTACCCTCTTCATATAAATAAATATCTGTTTTTAACATATTATCTCCTCTAGTTAATTTTAAATTAAATATACTAAATATAATAGTCAAGCTATTTATAAACCCTTTATTTTCCTTTATTGTTTAAATGTATGATTTAATATATCGGTTATTTTTCTTAGCTTTTTACTTTTTTTCTTATATTTTCTAAATAAATTACTTACTTCATTACTAAGACTATTATTTAATTCATCAAATATATCTAAATCAATGTCTCCATAAGTACGTTTTTTGTAATTTTTCATAATAAATGACAATTTATCTTTCTTTTTTTGAATTAGCCTACAATTATCACTTAGTGCTTTAGTTTCTATTCTTAACATCTTTTGTTTATAAAATAGCAATTTGAATTGTTGCTCTTCGTTAAATATCATATTATAACCTCTTAATTTGAATTTGAAATTAATAACCCTAAATATAAATGTCAAGAGAAATATAAAGGGTTAAATCTACATAAGTAATTATACCTGCCGATCATAGCACTAAAAACTTCAGTTTTACCATCATAGCATTTATAAAAACCATCAGTAATTTTTTCAACTTTTATACCATTATTTCTTAAATCTTTTAAGATTCCTTGTGTATTTTTTTTAGTTAAAATTCGTACTTTTAAAGATAATTCATTCATTTATAACCCCCTATTTATAACGGCATATAAAGTATTAGGTCTATTATAAACCCTCCATTCAACAGGCTCTAAATTATTTAAAATCCACTCTTTACACTCACTAAAACCACCATCAAACCATTTATAATAATGAGTATCATTTTTATTATTGAAAATATAAACTTGCATATTATAAACCCTCCATTTCTAAAGCCTGTTCTAAATTACGCCATCCTGTTCTAACTCTTAAAATAGCATTTAGGCTTTCTAAATTATAACCCATTATATTAGTGACTAAGATAATCTCATCATCAGTAGCAATCCCATTATCCACTAAGTATTCGTATGTTTTTGTTGTATCCATTGTATTTTCCTTTGTTAGTTAGTTGATATTAAAAACAATTTTTAAAAATGTCAAGCAAAATTATAAACTAAAATTATAAACCCAAAATATAAACCCATATTATAAAAACCAACTACTAAAATGTACTTATTGAGATTCATTATCAATTGTTATTGAGACTCAATCTCATTAAGGTATTTCTTTAAAAATTGCCTAAAATCAGCCTTTTTATTTTTAGGTAAGGTTATGTATACCTAAGCTAAAAATCTATCGAATTTCGGCTATTTTAAAGCTTTTTAAAGCTAAATTATCAAAAAACTAGTAATTTAAAACAAGATCAAAAAAAAAGCCCTTAAAAAAGGGCTTTAATTTAAAAGATTAATCTTATTGCCAGACTTAATAAAAAAATGTAAGTGCAGTAAAATTCAAGAACCTTGAAAAATATTTTCATTGAATCGCCTCTAAAAAGGTTTTTTTGTTAAAAAGTGGGTTTTCAGCTTCAAAATATTTAATTAAACTTGTTACAAGTTCTTTTTTATTTTTTGTTTCTTTAATCATTTTAGCAATATTTACAAGATGTTTTTTTGTCATTGTTTTTGATTCCTTTTTAATTAGTTCTTATACCCAAAAAGCCCCATTCAAGGGGCTTAAATTGAGTTATTTGAGGCTTTACCCTATGAATTGAGTTGCCCCCCTTGTTAATGCTATTGCTTCCTGTCTAAACAATTTAGCAAGGCTTTTTAATTGGCTTAAATCAAGGTAGTTTTTTGTACTAAAAACCCATGTGCAATTATCTTCTTTAATTCCGTTCCACTTTCCAGAACCCTCAGAGTTTACGAATATCTCTGAATTATGACTTTCAATGAATGAATTTATGGCGGATTGGAAGCCCTTCCATTTATGATTCGGTAATGGTGTTTTATTTACATTTCTACCAATTGTCAATGTGTATGTTTTAGGGCTTTGATATTGTCCTTTTAAGCCATTTTTGTTTATGTGTTTTATTGTGTTTAAATCGTACATTGTTTTTATTTTCCTTTTTTATCTATTATTTGATAAGTTTCTACCACTTTCTGTAATGTTTTTTTACATTCAATTAGGTATTTTAATTCATTATTTAAGATTTCTTTATGTTTTTTTATCTTTTTTATATTCCCTAATACTTCATCTAATTCATATTTTAAAAAGATTATTGAATTTTTATTTTTCATTTTTTTATTTTCCTTTTATTTATATTCGTTGCGTATGTTGTAATTAAAAGGTATTGCGTGGATAGTAGCATTTACTTCAGTATCATAATCATCTATCATTTCAACAGCATAATTATACACATCTTTTAATTCTTTACATACTTTACTATAACTAACTACTTTAAAATTATTTTCTTCTGCGGTGCGTTTAACATATTCTGAAGCCTCTTCGTATGCCCCTTTTTTATTTCCATATACGCCAAGGATTCCATCTTCGCTCCCTGTTACTACATAAACTATTTTCATTTTATTTTCCTTTTATTTAGTTAATTTAATATGTTATGTTTAATTTATCCATTATTGAATCTATTTTATCTTGAATTGTTCCTTGTTTGTCTTCTAGCTTATATATTTTGTCATCAATTCTATTAATTCTGTTAATGTATTTAATACTTGAATTATAATTCATTTGGCTCAATTCTTCGTAAAAAAATCTTTTATTCTCTAACTCCTCAATTTGTTTATATATATTTGAAAACTGAAGCTCTAAAGACTGTCTTTTAATTTCTAATTTATTTAAATTCATAATGTATCCTTATTTTAAGTTGATAAAATGTATTACTAATATATTTAAATGTCAATAAATATTTAATTTATTTTAATATTTATTTAATGGTTGCCATCTGAATCCAGATTAAAACTTTCTATAATAGCTAGTACAAAACTAATATTTATTTTCTGGCATTGTTTTTTAAATTCTTTTTTGGGTTTTTTGGATTGGTATTTTAAATTATATAACTTTCTACCCCTTATAAAACAAGTATTTTATATTACTTTAATAGGTAGTGATAAGATTCTAATTAATGGGGTGGGAGGGGATAAAATCTTTAATAAGGTATTCAACAGCCATTCCTCATAAAATAAACGAAAACAAAGTCTTAAATCGGTCTCAGAAAAAAAATTTTGAAAAGAAAGTCCGATAAAGCTAACGCTTTATTATTGTATATCGTATAGTAGTAATTCTGCCTTATTTGGATTTAGATGCGATAATGGTAATAAAGTCTCTTGTACAAAAGTACCAAATGGTTGTATAATATACCATAACTTAAAAGGACTATACGAAATGAGTGTAAATCTGCCAACAAACTGGAAACCAGAAAAAGCAAGAGCAATTGACATACTTGTCACTAATCCAAGTTGTAAAATTCAAGAAATATCGCAAGAAATAGGGGTATCTAAAAACACAATTCGCAATTGGATGAAAGAACCTGAATTTGTAGAGATATACTATCAGAAGTATATGGTTACATTTGGAGCGAAACTGCCTACTGTATTACAGAGTATGATACGAGAAGCAGAGGCTGGTAATGTGCAAGCTGGTAGATTAGTGTTAGAACACTCAGGTAAACTAATTAAACGAGTAGAAGTAGCAAATAATCAGAGTCCATTTGAAAAGTTTTTAAATAATCAGGCATCGGATATGCAGGAAATTGACACAATTGATGCAGAAGTCGAAGAGATCGAACCTGAGTTCAAAGTATTGCCTGAACGCCCTGTAGTACCCCCAAAAAACGCTTCAAAAGCACAGCAACTCAGGGAACTAAAAAAGAAAGAAGAGAAAAATCGTAAGCGTAGAGAAGCTAGGCATTGGAGAGAACGAGCAGAAGCCGTAGGGGTGGATAAACCAGAACGAGGTAGACAAACAAAAGCTCAAAGAAAAATGTGGCAGGACAAAGTAGTAGCAAGAGAAAAAGCATTAAATGTTACCCCCTATACCGAAAAATAGGGTGGGGTATTTTTTAAAAACTGCCATAGAATGTATTTAAATGCCTATAATTAAATTTTAGGGTACTGAGATTTCCGATACATATATATTACATATATATAATAGATATATCTTATACACTATGCTGAGATTTTGGCATGGGTAGTTTCAATGCTGTTTTTACAGTAAATGACTTACATTCAGGGCATTGTTCTTTTTCAGAATCAAACTTAACAGATACTACTTCCCAAAACCAATTACAGTTTTTACACAAGCATTGCCTAATCTTATATTTTTTCATGGCAGTTTAACTTTCTCCCCAGATACCTAAATCACCTGAATGTCTAATTAATTCCTCCCATACTTCTATATTTACCTCTGTTTGTGTTTTTTTACTTGTTTTTTGTACTGGAGCTATAGTTTTTGCTAAAAATCCTAATATTTCATTATTCATTAAGTTAATTTCTGTAGAATCAACTATTTTATTATCTAGTTCTTTAATTGAAGATTCTAGCATTTCCATACATTGCAACAACAACTGTAAGTAGTATTCTTCTGTTTTTTCCATCTTTAATCCTTATTTTCTAAGTGCTTTTTTTATATCTTCTGAAAATTGCTTATCTAATTTGTCTTTATTTTTAGCTGTAGTAGCTATAAATGGTCTTGCAACAGCAAATACACCGAATGGAGGCTGAAAGCCATCATTTTGTTGCTTTCCATACTCTTTCATGGATAAAATATTGTCTTTGCTTTTGATACTGTTATATAAAGCACCAGTTTCAAATAAAGGTTCTACGCTATTATTGCCTTTTGCTTTTCTCAATGCTAAGGTACTACTTCTTAAGGGGGTTAATGCCTTTCCATCTACCCCAATGCCATTATCTATATTATTTTTTGATCCTTCTTCAGCACCTTTTGCATAATTAGAAGTATATTTTTTAATTGCTTTTGGCAATTCTCTTGCAAGTTTTCCAAAATCAAAATTAACTTTTACTTTAATTTCCATTTGGTTGCTCTATTACTTCCATATCATTTTGATCTTTGTTAGTATCTATAATATTTTGTGCTTGATCTAAAGTAATATCTTTATTATCCCTAACCATAATCTTAGCTCTGGTTGTAAGATTGTTTTTAAGATCAAATTCATCTTTAAGTATCTGGTCTTGAACTGTTTTAGGGTATTCTACTTCTTGAAAATCAACTCCAAATTCTTCTGGTAGTGCTATTCCATTATATTCTGCTATAACACGTTCTACTCTGTAAAAATCTTGCTCATAAAGTCTCCATAAAGCAATATCATCATAATAATCTTCTTTACGCTCCATATCTTTAATCATCAAAGATATACCACTAGGAACTTCACCACCACTTTCTGCCCATTGCATCCACAAGTGATTATTTGATGCTACAAGCTCTATTTGAAATTTTATATTGTTAATAGCCTCTTCTATGTTACCATTTGGACTTGTAATATTGTAGGCACCTTCTTCACCCATGTCTAGTATAGTATTTGACCCTGCTCTAAGCATACTTTGATCTGCTCTTAATCCAGTAACCCAAGGCTGTCCAAACATATTAAATCTCATACCTAAGTTCATTTCAGTTAAGGCAATATTTACTTGTTCATTACAATTTACAATATCAGATGCTCCTTCAACATAAAAAGAATCAATTTGATCTTCTCTGTGTGTAAATACGAATGGCAAAATTCCATACGGATTCTCCATTTCTTCTATCATTTTACCTTCTTCATTTAGTATTCCGTAACTATCAGCATCCCAATATTCCCATTGAAGATTATCTGAGTTAGCTAAATCTGCTGTACTATTTAGTAAAGGATAAACAATTGCCTCTGGGACAAAAGGATCATCACCAAAATAGGTTTCAAAATAGTAAATAGGTCGATAATCAAATGATTCCCCTCTCCAATGAACACGATTAGCAACCGTTCCTAATAACCTAGTCATTCTTTCAGAATGTTTCATTCTAACATCTTTTGTAGGTGTTAAAAGTTCATAACGCTCAGTCATATTGCCTAAATTTCTTTTAGCACCTAAGCTGTATATTCTGCTAATCTTATTAATAAATTTTCTAGTAAAATTAGTTAAACTAGGTGGTATTTCTGAAAAAGCATCACCACTAAAGTAATGACTAATATAACTTCCTGTAGATGTACTGGAGTAATAATCAAGATATTTCCGTATCTCATTTCTCCTATCGTGAGACATCATAAGTTTAGTTTCAAGTAATTTATCTTTCATCATTTGATCTATCATCTTTGAATCCTTTTCATTTCTGTGTTTTTCATTGGAAATCTATTAATAATAAAATACCGAAAGGCATCATTGCCATGATCGTGGTATCCATCCTTAATAGGTTCTTCTTTTATAGGCTTTCCATCTTCGCTTTCAGGATACCTATACTCTTCAAAATCTTCTATTACGTCTAGACATCGTTTATCAACATGGATTCTTCTAATGCCGTTAGCACTTTCAAAGAAACCTCTTGTGTATGCAACACTAGCTACAATATTCCTACTCATTCTGTCTCTAGTTGATATTACTCTAATTCCACTACGCCTAAATATTTCCATATCTCCTGCACCACTCTGCCCTTGAATATTAGCACCAGCAGGATCACCATAATAACTAGCTACAGGATAGCCTTTAGTTTTAATCATTTTAATTAAATCTTCTGTTTTAACATTTTGTTTATGTAAAATTGAATCAAAAATTCTAATATGTTCAACATTATCTTCCCAATAAGTTTGACAAAACATTACAGCAGGCATACGATAACCAAAGTCAATTGTACAATAAGTAGGTAAGTTAGGATTGTATGGAAAATCTCCTACGTCAAGATCACGATGGAAATCCCAAACCTTACCTTCGAATACTGAGAACTCTGCCCCAAACTCTTGACCAAATAGTTCTTTTGACATATTTCTTTTTCTTTCTATAATGGCAGGATCATCTAATCCTTGTGGAAATTCATATTGATTTACCCATGATGGTGATGAATGACTTACCCACAATGGATCAGTAGCACCTAATTTAAACAAATCATATATCCAATTTCTACCTTCTGGTGTTGTAATAAAAATAACTTTTCCTTTTCTTCCTGCTACTGTTGGAGATAAATACATATCCCAAATCTTTTTATTCATTTTGGCTACCTCATCAATAACCAAAAGATCACAACCTTCACCTACAAGAGAATCTGGATTATCTGCCGACATTCCCTCAACAGTAGTACCCCATTTAAAACGAATGTACATATCTTTTTCAGATGCTTTGTCTACATCTTCACCATGACCAATAACCATTCGTTGCCAAACCTCTCTAAAGATTAGTCTAGCTTTTCTATAGGACATACCTACAAGCCAAATACGCTTATTAGGTTGAGATGCAACAAATGTTGCTTCCATAGCACTTGCCCAAGTTTTACCAAATCTTCTACCACATACCACAACTTGAAATCTGGCATGTTGTTTTTTTGGGTAATGAAGTGCTAATTGCCCATTATGTGGTTGATACCCTAAGTAGTCAAACCATTTTCTTTTAAATTCGTAATTTTTTTCTTGCATTAGATTACTTTTATAACTTACATTATACTATCTATTTAATGCAAGGTTTATTCTTGCAAATTAACCAACTCACTGAAGAGGTAAAAATGTCAGAAGAACAAACCATCGAGCCAGATGTAAAACAGGAATCCGTCACACAAGACGCTCACAATGTACCATTAACAAGGCTTAACGAAGTAATAACTGAACGTAATGAATTACGAGATCAGATGAAAGCCTTTGAAACTAAAGAGGAAGAACAGAGAAGAGCAAAGTTACAAGAAGAAGAAAAATGGCAAGAGTTAAACTCTGAGCTAATGAAAGAAGTAGAATCCTACAAAGGTTATAAGGAAAAGTGGGAAGATATGGATAGCAGACTTCGTGAAACAGCTCTAGCTAGACTTCCTGAATCTAAAAGAGAAAAATTTGCTAGTGTTGATACTGATATACTTCTTAACATCGTTGAAGAATTTTCTGAAGTAGAAAAGCAAAACCCACCAGATAGAAAAGGAACTGTACCATCAGGTACTCCTGCTGATTGGGTTGCTATGCCAGATGAACAACGAAGAAGTAATTGGCAAGCAATACTAGATTCATACATTAAAAGGTAAAATAAATGGCAAAACATTATCAAGGTAACCCAGTTACCACTACAACAGATCAGCATTTTATTCCAGAAATCTGGGCAGATGGTATTTATAAATTCTTTGAAAGAAAAAGTGTATTCAGAGGATTAGTAGATGACTACTCAGCATTAGTGGGATCAAAAGGCTATGGAGATGCAATTAATATTCCAGAAATGAGTTTAATTAGTGCTTCAGATAAATCAGCAGGATCAGATGTATCCTATGATGCAACTGCAACTACTACAACTCAACTAGCAATTAATAAGCACAAGTATGTCGCAAAGTTATTTGAAGATATAGCTTTAATTCAAAGTGAGGCTGATTTAGTAGCTAAGTATTCAAGAATGATGGGTGAAGCTCTTGCTCGTCAAGTTGATGCCGATATTTGGGGTGAGTTAGATGGATTAAATGACTCTCAAGCATTATCTGCTGATGATACATTAACAGCCTCTGTATTTGAGTCTGCTCTTGCTACTTTAGGTGAGGCTGATATTCCTTACATGGATGGTGAATGTGCTATGGTTGTCAATCCAACTTTATTTGCAGATATACTTAACCCATCTGCTGGTATAGCACAGTATTTCATTCGTAATGATGCTGTCGGTGAAGGAAATCGTGGACTAAGATCAGGAATGGTTGGATCATTATACGGAATTGACGTATATATGAGCAATACAGTTGCAAGTGCTGGTACAAGTTCTACAATCCCAGGTGCAATCTTTCATAAATCAGCTTGTGTTTTTGCTTCACAACAAGAAGTAAGAGTGCAATCAGAATATTCCATTGATGCTTTAGGTACAAAAGTTGTATCTGATTTATTATATGGAGTTAAATTGATTGATGATTCTGATAATAAGAAAGGTGTTAAGTTTACTAACGTAGACTAATAACCTAGTTTAAATTGGGGGTAGGTTTTTCCTGCCCCCATTAAATTGGAGATTTTATGCAATATTGGTTTAAAAATGGAAGAATAGAAAGACTTGAGGATGAATTACTTAAAAGGCATCCTGAAAAATTAGACGAGTTAAAAGCTAAAGGCTATTTTCGTATAATGAGTGAGAACGACTATTCTCCGTTTAAGAAAAAGACTGTAAAGTCAGTTGCAAAAAAACTTGTTAAAAAAGTGAAAAAGAAAAAGAAATAAAGACTAAGACGATCTCATTCACGCTTTAGTCATTAGCTTAGAGAGGAAGAAAAAATGGCAGACCTACATACATATTCAGTACAAGAAGCATTAAACACAACAACTGGTGGAGGTTGGACAGTTGCAAGTGTTGGAACTGCTGGAAGTTCAGCAGATGTCGCTAATACAATTCATAAATCATTATTAAGTAATACTGGAACACTAGGTATTTATAGTGCAGTAGAAATTTATTTTAACTTTACAACAGCAGAAGCTAATGTAAATGCAAGTAATGATTTAATTATTCCAAAGAATACAATGGTATTTATTACAGTTCCTAGAGGACTAGGAAACACAATTTATTTTAACTACAATTCTACCAGTACAACAACTGGTTCAGTTAGATTAGTGGAGTGCTAGATGCAGAGTTCTATGATTAAATCTATTACTGAGGACTTTGGTAATGGAGGAACAATAGATGGTGACCTTACTATATCAGGAGATTTACAAGTAAGTGGAGGTGGTTCACTTAGCTTTGATGAGATAGTTCAAGGTACACAAGTAATTGACGTAACCAATACAGAAGCCTTATTAGTTCGCAAGAATGATGATGGTGGAGATGTCTTTATTGTAGATACTACTAATTCACGAATAGGTATAAATTCTACGCCAAGTAGAACATTTCAAGTGGATGGAACTGCTAGTGCTACAACTGCCACTGGTTATTTTTATACAAATGCAATTCATACTGGTGTAGATACTCAATCAGTTGTTTCTATTCGTTCTGATAATGCTAGTTCAACTGGAAATGTACTTCATGTACAAGGCGATGGAACTGGCAATCTACTTACTTTAAGCAAAGATGGTTCAGATAAATTAACTGTTACTCACGAAGGTAACGTAGGTATCGGAACTGCATCTCCAACTTCTAAACTATCTGTTAGTGCTGGAAGAGGTGCTAACACTGGGTTGGAAATATTAGATAGTGCTGATTCTAATAATAAAAGAATTGATTTAAGATTAGATGCTGATGGTGATGGATACCTCAGTTTAGTTGATGCTAGTGAAACTACTAAAGTTCAATTATACTCAAATGGTGTTTCTTATTTTAATGGTGGCAACGTAGGTATAGGAGTTACATCTCCAACACACAATTTAAATGTATACAATGGTAGTGGTGCATCAAACATGACAATTGGTAAATATGCTTCAGGCAAAACAGTTGCTCTTCTTGGCACGAGTGCAGATACCTCTGGTTATTTTCAAATACAATCTTATGCTAGTCAAGGCTCTACGTTTGGCAATATAGTATTGAATGCTCAAGGTGGAAACGTAGGTATCGGAACTACATCTCCAACAAGGCAACTCACTTTGGCTGGAGCTGGTTCTGCTATAAAAATTGATTCAAGTGATAATGCTTACATTGAAATTGATAGAGGTGCATCTAGTGATGTAGGTCAATTAAAGTTTATGACTGGTGGTTCAGCAAAATGGTATGCTGGTATGGCTGATAGTGGTTCGACTGGTTTTGATGGTACTGAATTTTTTATTGGTGAAGGAAGTGGTGGAGCAAGTGATGCTCATTTAGTAATAGATGCCTCAGGTAATGTAGGTATAGGAACAACTTCTCCATTACAAGGTCAATCAACACCAATTTCAAATGTAAAGCTTGATGTTCTTGGTAATCAAATGCTTTCAAATCTATCTACTACTAATACAGACCAATCAAAGTTATTCTTTTTTAGGTCTGATGGTGCTGTATCCTCTCAAGGTGTTGTCCCCGATGGTTTAAAAATGGGTGCTATTGAATGGGATGCTTTGACTTCAGGTGATAATAATAACTCTATAGCTTCTGCACGAATTGAAACAGAAGCAAGTAACACTTGGAGTAGTGCTTCAGTGCGAAACGCTGATATAACATTTAGCACAATTGGTGCAAATTCATTAACTGAAAAAATGAGGATAGACAATTCAGGTAATGTAGGTATAGGAACTGCAAGTCCAACCACCAAACTTACTGTTTTGGGAAGTATGGATGATAATATTATTAAATTTGGAGCTGGTTCTGCGCAAAATATTGCTCTTGGTGTTACAAATGATAGGGATGCGACCAGAGTTGATTTCTTTCTTGCTACAGAATATGGAGCAGAATCATGGTCAAAGAGGGTAACTGTTACAAATCAAGGTAAGGTAGGCATTGGAACTACTTCTCCATCAGGTATTTTATCAATCTTTAGAAATGATTCAAGCACAGTTGGTACTAATGATGTAGTAATTGAAAATGATGGAAGTGGTGACGCTAGTTTAAAATTTAGCTTAACTGGTGCAACAGATTGGTATGCTTATGTAGATAATTCAGACTCAGATAAATTTAAAATACGAAGAAGTACAACAGACCACTTTAGTATTGATGAGTCAGGCAACGCTACATTTTCTGGTAATGTACAAGTTAAAAATTCAGGATTTGTTTTTTCTGCTGGTGCTATAACTATTCAATCTGGAAGTAGTACAAATGTAGTATTAGATGCTGGAGCTGGTGCAGATGAATTTACGCTTTCAGATTCAGCTTTAAATATTACAGTTCCAACCACATTTTCTGGTAATGTAACAAGTAATGGTAATATACTTTCTCAAGGTGCATCTGCTCCAAGTATAAGTGTATTAGATACTACTAATAATGCATCAATTCAGATGAGAGCATTAGATACTGAAGTAAGATTTGGCTCAACATCTAATCATCCAGTTAAAATTGGTACAAATGATAGTTATGATGTTCTTGTTTTGGGGACAGACAAATCAGCCACATTTGGTGGTGATATAACAGTTTCTTCTGCAACAGATACCAAGCCTATTTTAAAATTAGAACAAACTGGTAATAATGTAAATGGTGGTCAATTTATTTTTCTTACAAGTGGTACTGCAAACGATAATGACCTTTCAGGTGTAATAAGATTTAAAGGAATGAACGATGCTGGAACGCCTGAAGAAATTGAATATGCCACGATTTATGCAAAAAATACAGATGTGTCAGATGGTTCAGAAGATGGAGAACTACACTTTAGAACAATGAGTGCTGGTTCACTAGATTCAAGGCTCACACTTAGTTCTTCTAACGCCACATTTTCTGGAAGTATTAACACCCAAGATATTACAGCATATAATATGATAACTATTGAAAGTGCTGATATTAGTAATGGTGAAAATAATGGATTGAGATTAATAAACACAAGTGGTACAGACCATTATTGGCATATTACTAATGGACAAACTGGAGTAAGTAATGAAAATTTTACAATTAGAGATGGTACAAATAACAGAGATATTGTAGTTTTAGAAACATCTTCAGGAAACGCTACTTTTTACAATAGAATAATATTAGGTGGTGGAATAACATTTCCAGCAAGTCAAAATGCAAGCTCAAATGCCAATACTTTAGATGATTACGAGGAAGGTACTTGGACACCAACTTATGCTTGTAGTAGTGGTTCTTTTAATACA